AGGTTTCAGCAAGTTTAGCCGTGATCTCTTCCATCGACATCGTCTTAAGTTCTGCGGCTGTAAGACCTACGCCCAGTTTTACCAATGACGCGGTATTGCCCTCGGCGGCCTTTGACATTGCGTTAGTGACGGTTTCTAATGACTTGCCACTACCGGCCGCGACGTCAAGCGCGGTAGCCTGTAATTGAAGTGCCTTATCTGCGTCGCCTGTGGCACGTAAGAATCTTTCAAAACTTGGACGTAACTCATCGTCTGTTACGCCAGTTAAAAGGGAAGTCTTAAGTATCTGTGATTCGACGGCTGCAATTTGTTTCTCTGTAGCGCCCGTGACGTTACTTAAGGTTTTTGCTAACTTGGCTTGGGCGGCTTCATCCTCGATCGCGGCCTTTACTCCATCGACCAATAACTTGCCCGCGTAAGCGGCTGCGGCTGCTCCTGCGGCTGCGAATGCTAAGGCGGCCTTTTTACCAAATGCTCCGACTTTGTCGCCGAAACCTTTGACGTCGTTATCAGCCTTATTAAGGCCTTTGGTGAAACTATCAACGTCTGCGAGGAGTTTAAGTGTTAAGGCTCTGGATGTTGCGGCCATTATGTCCACTCCTTTAGAATCTTATCAAATGCGGTAGTCCACTTAGCGACTATCTCAGGTTGAATCCTGCGTAACGTTGGATAAATAAACCAGCCTTTGGAGCCTCGACCTTCGCGACCTGACCAGACTGGGAATTGCTTAAACTTGTTGGAACCAAACTCAGAACCTCCCCAGATGTCCTTGGTAGACGCTCCGCCTGAAAACTTCTGAGATGCGAACCCATAAGTAATCTCACCAATCTTAGATGATTTCTTGACACGGGCTCCACTAGCGATACGTCCTGCTACTGCTCGACTTGGTCGAGAGTTAGCCGTCTGGATAATCTCTGATCGAGCGAATTCCGCCAGCGCTCCCGACTGGCGTTTCGCTTCATCTTTTGCTTCATCGGTCATACCTTTAAGCGCCTTGAATACCTTACGGAGTTCAGTCTGGTCTAGTGCTATTGGATCACTTGCCACGATTACGCTCCTCTAATATTTCAATAGCGGTCAAGATATCCTCAGCCGTTCGCCAATGATCCATAGGAATCTGGGTAGCGATTGCCAATTCGATTAAGAGTCGGCTTACGCTTCCCCTTGAATGACTTTTGGGTTTTCGTCACCGACTTCAACGTCTGTGACTGATTCCATCCATACATCCAAAGGCTTAACTGTTTTGCCCCCGGCATCTCTTTTCATAGCGCTATGGGCTACGTAAAGGATGTCCCACATTCCGCCGAACTGAGCAATAACCTTTTTAGTGGTTAATTCCCATTTCGCGTAATCTGGTGGGCGAACTTGGTAAGTGGTTTCTGTTCCGTCGTTATATTTAATTGTTATGTTCTGTTGCATTTTTTGCTCCCGTTCTGTTGATTAACTGAATGTTTCTGTAACTGCGCCCTTTGATACTTTGAAAGTAAAGTCTACTGTCTGAGCATCTGTTCCTGCACCGCCAGCGGTTGGGAATTCTGGCATGATTGGGAATGAGAATACCGCACCCGTAGCGGCTGTAAGGCTAACGGTGATATCTGTGTCTGGAGCGGTTTCCGCCGCTGTCCAGAGAGCCTCACATACTGAGTTAGCCTTGCCCCAGTCTGCGAGCATAGATAGCGCGAAAGTACCTTCGATGTTTGTGGTCTTGTAAGCCTCGCCATCGAGTGTCTGATATGTCTCGCGAACGTTAGTCTTTGTGAGTACTGCGCTTGTTGCTTGTGCTTCGATATCTGTTCCACCTGTGAAAGATAGAGAAATATCGCGACCTGTTATTACTGTGGTTGCCATTATTTATCCTTTATGTTGTTTGTGTGTAGTAGGTAGAAACTCTGATATCTGCGACCAAGCAATTAGAAGGCCCGACTTGAGTTACCGTAGGTTTTTCAACCGCCCCGATTGTGTACCCGACTGGGATTACTTTCAGAACGCTCATTACTAGTTGCTCGAGATTGTCGAGCGATGCTGGGTTGGAGTTATAAGCAACGGCAACCGAGATCACGAGGTTAATTTTTGTGTGAAGTGTGCTCTTATTAATTGTTTCTAATTCTAGATAAGGTGAGTCTGGGACTGTCACTACGAAAGGAACCATAGGAGCCTCTGGGACGTAGGCGTACACATTACCGGCGACGTTAGCAAAGGCTGTCGCTAGAGGTTGGCGTACTGTGTCAAGAATGGTCGATGCTGGCATTATTGCACCATAGAATCGGTGTCAATAAACGGCCCTAGGAGCCCTGACACTCTATTGAAAAGACTGCGGCCTAAACGATATGGGCTCACCTGTGTAAAGTCCACGCCCTCGATCTGACCGCCGGGAGCGATGCGAGATTGGAATACTTCTACCGATACTGCTAATACGGCTGACTCGACTGCGCTGTTACCTACATAAGTGGCAGCGCCTGAAAGGGTAGCCAATCCTGAAGGGATAACCTTGCGCTCAGTTATGTCTGCGTTAGTTATAGATACTGTAAAGAATCCGTTAAACTCACGGTAAGAACCGTCTAAAAATATGCGTGAATTAGAGCGAAGAATGAAAGAATCATAATCGATGTTGCTAGATTCTAAAATTGTAAAGGTGCCGTTAAATGGGGAGCCTACGCCAGTAATGACGACGCTCTGACCCTCTGAAAAATTGTTATCGCCCAAGACGTAATATGTAGCGATATTGTCTTGCAACGCTACTACATCGATCGGGCTTGAATACTTGACGAGCATAGGCAAAATTACGGATTCGGCCGTATCAATTACATCCGCTAGATAAGCGTCGTTATAAAGGGATGTAGAAACGCCAAGGATTGACCTCAGTTCAGCAACCGTAACGATTGACGGCATCTCTACATCCTCTCTAGTAAACGACTGGGGGAGCGATCGGGAGCAACCGCCCCCCCATGATTAGTTTGTGACTACGCAACCATGAAGCGGTATGCGCCAGCGCCAATCTTTGTAGCGATTGCGCCATAGCCGTAGTACCCGACCTCTACCTGACCTGTTGAGATAAGGTTTGTCTGAAGTGATAGGCGTGGTGACTCGTACCATGTGTATGCATCTGGGTTTACGACGATAAGTGTATTATCGCCGAGTCCTGATCCATCTGTGAGTGCGCGTGATACGCGAAGGTTTAGTCCGAGTAGGTTTCCGCGAACTGCAGTAGCCGTCAAAGTTCCGCCGGCGTTCTGTGGGTTAATTGTTTGCTGGAAGATTGGACGGTTTGAAGAATCGACCAAGCCCATGAGTGCGCCCCATTGTTCTGGAGATACGACGATGTTCTCAGCAAATCCAAGTGTGCCCTTGTAGATTGACACGGCTGCATCTGATACGAAATCAGATACTAGAGCGCCAGTTGTAAGTGCTGCACGGTTTCCGCCGTCTGTTCCACCGTTAATTAAAGCAGTTCCGACTGCGGTGTCTGTTGCCTTTGCGTATGCAAACTCCATTTGACGTACGAGTTCTGCGAAAAACGCTGGAGAACTGCGATCAAGCAATTCTAGACTGAAGGTCTGACGACCAATAAACTTCTGAACTGAAACTGAAACGAACGCTGAGTTCATATCTGTTTCTGATGGTGCGCCACCTTCTGAAGCGACTGCGACTGTTGGTGCTACTGTAACTTTAGGAATTTCAAAAGACATTCCTGCGTCTGGTAGTGCGCCTGTTGAAATTGAGTCAATAAATGGACGATCTGCGTTTGAGATGCCGTTAATAACTTCTGTTAATTGACGTGTAGGAATTAATCCTGCGTTGTCTGTTGTGTCTGCTGCTGCTGCAACGTACATCTTAGATGTTTCGTTACCAAGTGAAGCGCGGACTGAGTGCTCGAGATAAGAAGCCTTATCAACGATAGGGTTACGAACTGTTGTTGAAATATAAGGTGCTGTTGCAGCCTTAACTTCGACTCTTGCAGCCTCTACCGTTTCTGCGGCAGATGCGACTTCTGGAACGGTAGTGTCTGACACTTGTTCTCCTTCTGTGGTTGATGGTATTTCTTCCTGAGTTGGCTCAGAAACTTCATTGTCTACTGCCGCTACTTTTGCGACCTCAGCGCCGGGGATTGCGCCATCTGTTACGAGGCTAACCTCAATTAAGTTACTTGCGCTAATTGCCATAACGCCGTCTTTGTTATTCCACTCTTCGACATCGACCCCTACGCTGAAATCAGAACGAAGTCCTGTTGCAGCCTCTTCTAGGGCGTCATTACCGGCGGTGGTCTTAGCGATCTTAAATTCTGCGATGATGCCTTGGTCGTCCTGTTCAAAACTGACAAGTTTTCCGAGCGGTCTTGTAACGTCATGCTGGAGAACTAGTTTTGTGTTCTTTGACATTTTGATTGAGTCCTTTTCGAACATCGTGCGACCGGCTGAGGTGTTGCCTTCAGCGTTCCACGACACAATGCGCCCAGCGATAATGCGTGACTCTGCATCCGCCGCCGTAATTGCTACTGGCATAGTTATCTTCATGAATCGTCCCTTTCGTTATGAATTAAATCTTCTTCTTCTCGAATTTGCTCGACACTCATTGCGCCAATGCGATTAAGAATCTCGTATACCTGAGCGCGTTGAAGTGCATCTGTACGAAGGAACTCGTCTAGGCTAAAACGGATTTCGCTTGTTGAAGAAATAAAATCTGGCATGCTTAGGCGTTGCTCAATCGCGGTGAGGATTGGTTTCATTGAAAAATCGATAAGCGAACGACGCTCTGATACTGCGTTCGAGTATGTCATGCTCGTCATTTCAGCGCTAACGAAATACGCGGGAAGGTTGCAAGCGCGAGCCAATTCCAGAGCAACATACTGGCGAGCCTCATTGAGTTGGAGTTTTGCTGGATCGATGCCCAACGCTTGCAATTCTACATCGGCGTTAAGAAACGCAGTAGACTTTGTAAGTCGAGCGTTACGCCATGATTCTAGAAGTTTCGAAATACGTTCTGCCGGTAGATTCGTTCCGTTAGACTTAAGAACTTGTAAAGGTACTGGCTCTTTAGCGAAAGTTTCCGCCGCTTGCTCTAATGCGTGAGCGGCGCGAATGGTACGACCTGCGCGATTAAGAATTCCCTCATCGAGTCCATAGAATACGACTAGCGATCCTACGCCTTGATTAGGAACGACTGAGCCATCGACTTGGTAGCCGACAATCTCTGTCTGGAGGTGATTAAGTTTAGGTGTTACGCGATCTGGAGCGACGCGAGTCCACGAACGAACGCGACCCGTATCACCATATTGCTCAAGGACTTGGCCATACCCAATTCCATGGAAAAGTAAATCTTCCGCCAACCATGCATAAATGGCAGAGCCGGGAACGCGTGGGTCTGGCTGATTGATTACGGCTGGGGTTGGTTGATGTCCGCCGTTAAGTTTTGAATATTGCTCTAAAGGTAATCCTGCGAGAGTAGTGCAGATAATATTACGAGCACGAGCGATTGTTGGAACTGCCATCGCTTGCTGACGTGACGCGACCGATTGAGTAAATACGAAAGGGTTAAATGACGCCGTGTTATTAAATGGCGCTGGAGTAGAAGCCGCATCTACGGTAATTTCTACCGCTGGCTTTGATGTGAAGATGTCCCGAATTCCCATTGGACATATTATACGCTATTGTCTGGACATTATCCTATTTGAATGTCTACTTCTGATTCTCCGCGTGTTGCAAAGTGAGTAACCATTGCAGCCGCTACCGCTCCGCACACAATCCCAGAAGCCTTACGACCCATAACCCATCCGCCATCTCCGCGAGTAAGTTTTACTGCGCTTAGGACTTGTTTTGATAGTTCTTCCTGATCTGAGTGCTGAAGTCTCATCGATGTCACGGCTGAGACGAACTCATCGCATGATTGCTGATACTCCTGCCCTCCGATTTCATACATCGGGATTCCTGCGGGCTGAAGTCTTGCCGCGACTGCGCTAGCGGTGCTCTTGCTATAAGCAACCTGATTAACTGGGAATTTACGAACCCAGAACGCAATATCGTTAGCCATTTCTTTATCGTCAAGATTAACTGGGTTAAACCAAGTGTGAAGCAAGGTCACCATAAACTTATCGCTATCGATTCTCTGACCGGCAACGAGCGACCCGTGTTTTCTATCTGGGCTAAGGTCGATCGCCATCCAAGTATCCTTTTCAACGTCTAACTCTGGAACTTCCGCCTTACACTTTTTCCATTCTGCCTCAGAGATAACTGGGTTGATCATGGATACGAATTGGCAAAGAACTTCCGTTCTAAAAATGTCCTCGCGGTCTGATAATGAGTCTTTGATATTGTCCTCATGGACTGTATGACCTAAAGATGGGTTAGATTGATACCAAGCCTCTTTATCGGTGATGTCAGCGCCGGGGATTGCACTCCACTCGAACCAACCAATCGAATCGTCTGCTCCCTCTGAAGCGGCGAGCCCTCGCTCTCTAAACTTAAGCAATAGAACCGAATTAGCGTGACCAGCGTTCGAATAAACATAAGATTGCGGATTAGGGTTAGACATCTGAGTAAATCGCATAGACGACCATACGTCCTCAGTATCGAACTCGCGCAATTCGTCGATATGAATTACATCTGGCGCGGCAATTCCTCGAGCGGCCGAGTTACCGGCTCGGATTAGGTATCGAGCGCCATTCTTGAAGCGCATCTCCTGCGATCCCTTGCTCTCATACTTTTTTAGAAAGTTATCCATGAGTAACTGGCTGTTCTCTATCATGAGTCCGACCTTGTAGTAGATTTCCGCAGCCGTGTTGAGTGTGTGAGCCGTTGCAAGGTGCATCTTCTCATCTAAGACGTAGATTCCAAATAAGATTCTAAGCGCCATAAACGTGGACTTGCCCTGTTGGCGTGGAAGCATGATGCCTATAAGTGGGTGAGCCCAGCGACCATCTGGCTTATAGCGTAAGCAATCTCTAGCCAGTTGCTCCTGCCAAGGTAACATCGGGAAGCCGA